ATGGTAAATGCTGCATCTAAATTTGAACAAATTAGACAATCATACAAGGGTGCCTTTGTTGATATGAAACAAGAACAAGAAAGTTCTGTACGTGGTGGAGCTGGATTAGCTTATGACCAAATATAATAAACCATTAAATTAAAAAAAATGACACAACAAGTAATTCCAATAGGAAAAAAATTATTGATTAAGCAAAAAAAAGCTGAAACATTTTATAAGAATACAAGTATCATTATACCTGAAGCAGCACAAAAAATAGAAAATAAAGGTGTTGTTGTTGCTATAGGTGAAGGTATTACGGAAATTAAAATTGGAGATGAGGTTCAATATAGTGAGCATTGTTTACCAACAAAAATGTTGCATGATGATGAAGAACATTTACTGATCCATGAAGGTGATGTATATGCCAAATTTAAGTATGTATAAATCTATACCAACATATAAAAATAATTCTTGGACAACTACAGAATTTGAAACTAGACAAGATTTTATAGATTATGTTTTAAGTATATTTAATGTCCCTGGTCATTATGAGTTTAATGAACTTTCTTTTAAGTTTAATGAACAAGCTCAAATATTTAATGATCAGGGATTTTATTGTAATAAACCATTTAGATCTAAAGATTTTACTGAGTATTGGGAGGATCAAAAAAACAAATGTAGAGAAGGAGTTATTTACGCTAATGATAATAAGAGCTGGTATTTAACTAGAGATTATTATATGTGGTTAAACTTTTTACCAATCTTTGACAAAGAAGAAAAGAAATATGGTTTTGCCAAAGTACGTGATGCTCAGTATCATATGGCTTTATATGAATTACTTGCAGAACTGCACTATAAACATTCAGCTATATTAAAGAAACGTCAGATTGCATCTTCTTATTTTCATATGGGTAAAATTATAAATACCTATTGGTTTGAAGAAGGAAGTATTTGCAAGATTGGTGCATCACTTAAAGATTTTATAAATGATAAAGGTTCATGGAAATTTTTAGAAGAATATAAAACATTTTTAAATGAACACACTGCTTGGTATAGACCAAGTAATCCTGAAAAGGTTTTATTGTGGCAACAACAGATTGAAGTTAAAATTGGTAATAGAAAAACAGCAAGAGGATTAAAATCAAAAATACAAGGGGGTTCATTTGAAAAAAATGCAACTACCGGAGTAGGGGGACCATGTAGTTATTTCTTTCATGAAGAAGCTGGGATTGCTCCAAAGATGTCTGAGACATATGAGTACTTACGTCCTGCAATGTCTTCTGGTATGATTACTACAGGTATGTTTATTGCTGCCGGATCAGTGGGAGATTTGGAACAATGTAATCCTTTAAAAGAAATGATTACTAATCCAGCAGCAAATGATATATATGCCGTTGAAACTGATCTTATTGATGCAGATGGTACAATAGGTATGGCTGGTTTATTTATTCCAGAACAATGGTCAATGCCACCATACATAGATGACTATGGAAATTCATTAGTAAAAGAGGCTGAACAAGCAATTGCTGAAGAAAGAGAAAGATGGAAGAATGAATTAAATGGAGAACAGTTCCAATTAAGAATATCTCAGAAACCATTGAATATTGCTGAAGCATTTGCATATAGAAAAGCATCTGTATTTCCACAAGGGATTCTTAGTAGACAACAAAAAAGAATAGAAGAAAAAGAATACCCTTATGAACTTATTGAATTAGATAGAGATGAAAAAGGGATCTTTGCAAAAAGAACAAACAAACTTCCAATAAGTAGATTTCCTGTAGACAAAAAACAAGTGGATAAGACAGGAAGTATTGTTGTTTGGGAACGTCCTGTCAAGAGTCCTGAGTTTGGGGCTTATTATGCCTCTATTGACCCCGTATCAGAAGGTAAGACTACTACATCAGATTCCTTATGTAGTATTTTTGTTTATAAGAATGCAACAGAGGTTACAAGAACTATGATATCTGGAGATGTAGAACAATTCTTAGAAAAGGATAAAATTGTAGCATCATGGTGTGGTAGATTTGATGATATTAATAAAACACATGAAAGATTAGAATTAATTATAGAATGGTATAATGCCTGGACTATAGTTGAGAACAACATATCTTTGTTTATACAACATATGATTTCTAGAAAGAAACAAAGATATTTAGTACCTAAACAACAAATTTTATTCTTAAAAGATCTTGGTTCAAATAGTACAGTATATCAAGAGTATGGGTGGAAGAATACAGGTACATTATTTAAAAGTCATTTGATATCATATGCAATTGAATTTCTAAGAGAAGTTATAGATGAAGAAACTGATGTAGGTGGAGTTGTTACAAAACAAACATTAGGTGTTGAAAGAATACCTGATGGAATGCTTATAAAAGAAATGCTAGCTTATTATCCTGGACTTAACGTAGATAGACTTGTAGCATTTGGAGCTTTAGTTGCCTTTGTGAAAATACAACAATCAAACAGAGGTTTTTCAAAAAGACGTGAATCAGAAGAGAAATCTTTGGTAAATTCAGAAAATTTGTATAAATTAAAGTATAGTCCGTTTAAAAATATTGGACGTAGTGGAAACAATACTGGAAATACAATAAAAAGATCAGGCTTTAAAAATTATAAATAAATTAACTAAATTAAATTTAGAATGAAAGTACTTAATGCAATGCAGTTAAAGGCCGGTGCAAAAAAAACAGAAGGACCTACTTTTTCTAGTTTAACACAGCCTATTCAATTTTTACCTTATAGTGAAAAAACAGATGATTGGGCAGCATGGAACTTAGATTGGTTAGAACTACAAGGTATTCAATTTTTGAAACTCAACGCTAGAAGGCTTTTAAAAAATTATAAATTAGCTAAAGGTATAATAGATAAAACAGATTATATAGTTGAACCTGACAATGACTATAAAGATTTAATGGATGTTTTAACTAAAGAAAATGACTCTGCTTTAGAACTTAAATTTTATCCTATTATTCCAAATGTAATTAATGTATTAAGTGGAGAATTTTCCAAAAGATACAATAAGGTACAATTCAGAGCAGTTGATGATAGATCATACAATGAAATGCTTGAGCAAAAAAGAATGCAAGTTGAAGAAGCATTACTTGCAGATGCTGAAAGAAAGTTAGTTGAAAAGATGATTCAAATGGGAATGGATCCATCATCTGAAGAAGCACAGCAACAACTTGCTCCAGAAAGTATTAAATCATTACCTGAAATTGAAGACTTCTTTAGTAAGTCATACAGAAGTTCTGTTGAAGAATGGGCTACTCATCAATTAAATGTTGATGAAGAAAGATTCAAAATGCAAGAACTTGAAGAAAGAGGTTTTAGGGATATGCTTATTGCTGATAGAGAGTTTTGGCATTTCCGTATGTTAGAAGATGATTATGATATTGAATTATGGAATCCTGTTTTGACATTCTATCAAAAGTCTCCAGATCAAAGATATATTTCTGACTCAGCATATGTTGGTAAAGTAGATTTAATGACAGTATCTGATGTAGTAGATAAATATGGATATTTAATGAATCAACAACAATTAGAATCATTACAAAGAATTTATCCAGCAAGATCTGCACAATATCAAGTTAATGGATATCAAAATGATGGTTCTTATTATGATGCAACAAGATCACATGCTTGGAATACTAATGCACCAGGTTTAGCATATAGACAATATACAAGTAATTATATGGCTGATCCTGCAAGAGGAGGTGATATATTAAATCAAATTTTAGGAGAAAGTGAAGACTTAGCTTATTTTGGTGATAGTAATTTAATGAGAGTTTCTACAATTTATTGGAAGACACAAAGAAAAATTGGCCATCTTACTAAAATAGAATTTGATGGTGAAGTAACTCAAGAAATAGTTGATGAAACATTTAAAGTAACAGAAAAAGCTATTTATGATACATCAATATTTAAAAATAAAACCAAGGATACATTATTACAAGGAGAACATATTGATTGGATTTGGATTAATGAAATTTGGGGTGGTGTAAAAGTTGGGCCTAATGTACCTGCAATGTGGAAGAGTTCAACAAGTAGTGAAATAAATCCTATATACTTAGGTATTAATAGAACTAAACCAGGTAGATTACCATTCCAATTTAAAGGAAATAATTCTTTATATGGAT